TGGTTTCTTTCTGGAAACTACAGGAGCAGTAGATAATCCAGTATTACCATTGTTTGAATTGACGAAAAATTCCTGTGGATTACCAGAAGCACGGTTCTGATATCCATAGATTTTACCCCAACTATATTTACCCCAGAAGGTATCAGTAGTTGCTGTAGTTGCAACTCCCACTTGAATAGTGTTGTTTCCGTAAGGTGTTGGGCCTGGTAAGAAAGCACATGTTACAGTTGCTAATCCAGATATCGCATCACCAGCTGTGATTTGTTCTACTCTGAATACACCACCAAGATAATCACCAGCAGTTACCATACCGACAGCAACATTAGAACCACTTGAGGTTGTAATACCTGTTAGGGCATGTCCAACAACTAATGAACTGTCATAGATTGTAAAGTAATCTCCTTTAGATAATCCTGTAAAATTAACTCCAAGAGAGTTAAGTGAAGAATAACCATAACCCAAATTAGTGTTATCATTGAATTGAGATTTCAATGTAAACGCCAATTGTGGAAGTCTAGCACCAGAGCCTGGCAACCATGTATTTATTCCTACAATATCACCAAAGTCACCTACAGCATCAATTGATAATACATTTTCCTTCTTAGTTGCATCAGATTGTACAATCACAGGAGGTGAACTACCAACATCATACCCAAATCCACCGTTAGTTATAGTAACACTAGTAAGAACACCAGCAGTAACAGAAGCAGTTGCAGTTGCTCTGTTAGTAACAGGATCGGCATAGAATACTGTTGTTCCAGAACCAACAGCTATTACTCTATCACTTGCAAATTCACCAAATGGAGTATTTACAATATCACGAATTTGTTGTGAATGTGATATTAGTCTTTCATTCCAGTTTGCCAAATCAAATGAATAGTATAATACACCGACTGTACTGATTCCGACGTAGATGTTATCAATGTATTTGATCTTAGCAAAATCAAATGTTGCAGGGTGTTGTGTTCCACTTGGTAACTGCTGACTCCAAGGTTGCCAGAAGTTCTTATCAGTCGAGATACCAATAGTACCACTATCACCAACAACAATAAATCTGTTACCATCGTAAATGATGTCATTCAAATCAAAGACAGTATTACTTGTCTTATCTGCCCAACTAGATCCATCATTAGACGCTATGATTACACCACCATTACCTACTGCAATATATTCAGATTGTCCATAACAAACTGCATTTAATTGTTGTATGGTTCCTGAGAATTGACTGAATGCTTCTGCTGTTGTGAGACCAACCGCAGTAAAGATAGATCCAGCAGCACCAACGGCAACCCATGTATTTCTAGTGTTCTCCCAAATAACATCTTGGAAATTACCCTCATATGTACTATCGAACGTACTAATCTGATTGATTGCTGGGATTTGTCTTTGTTCTTTTAGATCTATCGCAGTCCATGTAGAAATACTATTACCAATTGAAACTGCCCTTGCCATAGATCCATAGTCACCTACAGCCATGGCATAGACTGTAGATGTATTACTATTACCTACACCGACACCATTAAATGTTACAGTTCCACCAAATCCAATTCTACCTCTTTCCCAGAATGTTCCACTCTTCGTGTTCATATAGAAACTACTTGAACCAACAGCGATAATCGGTTCTTCTTTTGTTAGAGCCTTAAATTCTACGGCAGATGTAATACCAGTAATTACATCGTACTCCCATGCAGATATTGGATCTTTACGTTTAATTAATGCACTTGATATTGCGACATTTGGAGCAGTTATGTTAGTGTAACCTGTTCCACCAAATCCAATCGTCAACGATGATATACTAGATGATGTAGAAACAACAGATGTAATGATGCCTGGTAAGACTTCTTTGTCGTCAAATATTTGAATATTTCTTTCTGACTGAACTAACTTATCAATGGCGTTGAATACTGGGAAAGCATTACTTACATAAATTGATTCATCAGTTTTAGAAACATTCTTAATTAATCTGGTGGTAGGAAGAACCTTACTCTTCAAACTAGGTCTTGCTTTAGAAATTAAAACTCCAGACAAAATTCTATCTTGTCTTTGTTTTTCCCAAGATAAAGGTCTATCAGCATCTTGTGAGGTATCAATACCGACACTGTTATATGTAAATGTTTCTAGTAAATCTGAAGCGACTATTCTCTTACCAGTTCTTTCAAACTGATCTATATCACCAAATGTTATTCTATTTTCTTTAATTTGAACGTTATCTCCAGGCTTCAATGACTGTGCTGGTTCTACTGTTTCAACGTCTCTCTTAGATCCTCTAAAGTAGAATACAGAACACTTAGAGTTTGCTTTTGGAGGTTCAGTAAAGATAACTCTACTACCCTTGAATATGTAAGATGATTGTGGAGTTTGTAGAATATCATTAATGTATATAAAGATATTATTAGTAATATCCATGTCACTTCCAGGCGGAGTCTTGAGACTGAGAATTTCAGTGGTTCCACTAGTCGTTACCGATAAAGTAAACTTAGTTCTTTGACCATTGAAGAAAGGAGCTATGTCATCAAATAAAATAAACTGGCCAGGATAGAATCCAGAGAATGTATCATTTTCTAATTCTTCTACAATTAATTGAAACTCAGTGTTTATACCGACTCTAGGATCAGTAGCAATACCACTAGCGGTTAATCTATCACCTACTTTATACGCAGTTCCTTCTTCAAGAAGTTTAAACTCGGAAATATTTCCATCAACGTTAATACGGAAATCCATCGCAGCATTTGTTCCGACACCAGATGTTCCTGAGATATATTCCAAATCTCTATTAAAATATGGATCTGGTTCTGCGATATCAACAAATATGGGTTTTGTTACTTGGCCGCCTCTCTTATACAAAGAGAATTGAGTTGTTAGTCCAGCATCAACACGGAATCTTGCAGAGTCTAGTTTTTCAATTACATCAAATCCAGAGAATCCTTGTTCTATAGAAGAAGCAATTCTCTTACCTTGTTGCGAAAGTCCAGCTCTAGCATAGTTGTGATCAACTGTAGATATACCAACATTTACAACGTAAGTTTTACTATCAATAATCTTGTCTACAAATGTACCACCAGCAGCAAAGTCAGTTCCACTAGGAGAGTTGTTATTAAGTCTAGGTGCAAGTATGACACCTTGAATCTTACCACCAGAGTTATAGAAACTAGGTGTGGTAGATGGGCCTACCTGAGTTTCAATCTGAGTATTACTGATAACTCTAGTAATCAGTGAACCATTGTAGTAAGGATCTCCTCCCTTTGGATAGAATTGTTTTGTAGCATAGTTGTCTTGAGAACATGAGAATAGAATTGACTCATCTTTCAACTTGACATTTCTACCTACTCCAGCAGCAGTTGTAATACCATGAACTGATGGTAAGAACATAGTCATGATACCAATAGATTCATGATAATCTGCGTGATTAATATTGTATTCTACTCTAGTAGAAACACCAACATTCAGAGTTATATTATTAGATGTTACGGCAGTTGGATATAAAGATGTATTATGTGCAGGGTCGGTTATTCGTGGATATGCATGTTCAGATGCATATTGATCCATAGAACAAGAGTAAATCAAACTATTTGTTACAAGACCAACAGCAGTCGAAGTTGTTTGTCCGTGTGCTGTGTCAGTAGTTATTGTTGCCAATCCACTGTTTGCATCATATGTGGCATTTGTCACATTGAATTTAACCCTCGAAGTAATACCTACGTTGATTGTAAATGTGTCTGTGGTTGTAGTTACAATACCAACTTCTATATTGTGAATAGGATCAGTTGTTCTTGGGTATGTGTGATCTGTAGCATAGTTGTCCTGAGAACATCTCCATGTATATGAATCAGTTGCAAGACCAACAGTATCTCTCGCAATCAATAGTGAATTTAGTTCTGCGTTCTCAAATGTATGTAAGTAATCTCCACCACTTATAACTGAATTTGCCGATGCAGAAACAAAAATATGTTCCGACTGATTAGATGACTTACCTACATCCAGAGTAATTGTAGTATCTGTTGTAGCAGTAATCTTAACAGCAGTATTGTAAGCAGGGTCTGGGCCAGATATGCCACTTGCCCTTGGGTAGAAGTGATTTGTCGCATGATTATCTAAAGCGCAAGTGAATTTGAATGCTCTTGTTTTAAGTCTTACAGATGTTCCCTTTTGTAAAGTATGAGATCCAATATCTACAGTCATTAGTCCAGTAAACGGATCAAATGAACCACTTGTAGGACTGTGATAAACGAGAGGTGATGTTCCTACATTTACACTAAATGTATCAAGATCAACTGTAGTTACAGATAACCAATTTTGATCCGCTGGATCTTTTCTTCTTGGATAACTCTTGATAGTTTTTCTCTGATCCATCATACATCTGAATCTAATAGAGTTTCTTGCAAACTGAACTCTATTACCAGTTACCATTCCATGATTGGCAACTGTACATGTCATAATACCAGATCCAGCATCATAAGTTGCAAATGTGACACTCTTAGGTAAAGCACCATTGAATCCATGAACATTTGAGAACACAGTCATGATACCTGTGCTTGCAGTGTAAGCTGCAGTAGTAATACCGTAGTTGACTATTGTGGATACACCAACGTTGATTGTTATGGTATCGGCGGATGTAGAACCAATACCAACAGAAACATTGCCACCTATTGGATCATCGGGTCTAGGATAGGCATGTATGGTTGCGTGATTATCTCTAGCACAAGTAAAGTTAATAGATGCAGTATTAATACCAACAGTATCTCTTGCCTTTTTTAGACCACCAGTTGTTGCACTTTGGAACCAATGTGCATTTACAATCGTAGATACACCAACATTTACAGAGAAGGTGTTTACACCAACGTTGTAAATTGGTAGCCACTTGTTTAAGAATGGATCAGAATATCTTGGATATGCCTTAGTTGCAGTATATCCATCTTGATCACATTTGAATGATATGGATTCTAAGTCGAACTTAACATATTCACCAGCAACAAAACCATGATTTGCAATGGTTGGTTCTAGTACACCAGTACTAGGATTGTACGTTGCCGTCGAAATTGTATGAGCTGAATTATCATAATAAGAATGTCCAGCACCTACATTCATTACAAATGCGCCTGTGGCAGGGTTGTAATTAGATGTTGATATTGAACGTTCTTCAATTGTTGAAACGCCAACTCTTACTTCAAAGGTATTTGTAGTTACAGATACTATTCCTATATTCGTGTTGTATACTGGGTCTGTCTTACGAGGATAAGCATGAACAGTAGCGTAGTCATCTTTAGCACACTTAAATGATAATGCACCTTCTTGAATTTGAACTAATTGAGTTGGCCATTCTATAGCATTTGCTACTGAGTTTTGATACCAATATGGAGTATAATCACCGCCTCCAGTAATAACCGCATCAGTTCCAATACCAACTAATGTATAAGGATAATCACCACCAGCAATAACACCACCAACAGCAACACCTTGATTAGGTATAAAGGAGTATATGTTTGCTCCACCTGTAGCACCAACATTAACAACAAATTCAGTACCAGCAGCACTAACAAGAGTTACAGTTTTATCATAATAAGGATCTTGTGGTCTTGGATAGAAGTGATTTGTTTGGAAACCGTCCTGTTCACATCTAAATCCTAGAGATCCAGGCTTAAATTTAATCGCTTGGCCAGCTGAGAAACCATGCAACCTATCAAGAGATACAGTCATAATACCCAAAGATGGGGTGTAATCTGCAAATCTAACGTTGTAAGGAACTATGGTTGTAATACCAGCGTTAATTGTAATTGTAGTTCCAGAAGTTCCTACTATTGGAACAGCAGTATCATAAGTAGGATCTGTTGGTCTTGGATAGTATTTAATTAAAGTATCATTATCCGCACCACAAGTAAATCCTAATGAACTGCCTTTAAGTTTGAAAGTTTGACCAACTCTGAGATCATGAGTTCCAATACTTAGTGTCATGATACCTACAGAGGGTGTATAGTCAGCTCCAGAAACTGTATAATCCACTCTGGTAGTAATACCAGCAAAGACTTCAAATGTATTGGTTGTCTTATTTGATATGGGTATCCAACTATTACTAATTGGATCTGTAGATCTTGGATAGTATTTTGTTGACGTAAATCCATCTAATGAACATTTCCAACCTATTGACTCATCTGCAATTCTAATTTGATCGCCATTTTCAAATCCATGATTAGGAACTGTAATAGTCAATATTCCCACAATCGGGTTGTAATTTGCAGTTGTAATTGAGTGTTGTGTAGGCCCTGTTAAACCATGATTGTTGACTGTTAAAATTAATGAACCAGTGCCAGGATTGTAGTCTGCATTTGTAGGAGTGGTGTTAGCTCCACCAACTACAGTAATACCTTCATTAATTGTTTTTTCGGGAACAAATGTATGAGCATAATTACCACCAACCTTAATTGTCTTTTCGTCAGAACTTACATATGTGTGTGCGTAGTCACCACCAGCAAACGTAGATGTTGCAGTTGCACTATAAAACTCATGTAAAAATGGCCCACCAGTTAATAATGCACCTTCTTCTGCACGAAGGAATTTATGAGGATAATCACCACCATATATCAATGCACCAGTAATTGCCTCTTCAAATCTGTGAACGTATTGATTCTTGACACGAGATATGCCAACATCTATTGCAAGTGCAGTACCAGCATAACCTGTGATGGGTAGAGATGTATCGTATGCAGTTGATCTACTTCTTGGATAGTAATGATCTTTTGCACCACCGTCTATGGCACATGTAAATGCAAGACCAGTTAGAATAACATCCTTACCTACCTTATAGCCGTGAGGTGCGGCAGTAGTGACAGTTAGAACTCCAGTTGTATTATCATATAATGCACTAGAAACGCCTAGGGCAGGGTCATAGTCGCAAGTAAATGCAATACCAGAAAGAACAACACAATCGTCTTCTGTAAGATTATGATTTTTTCTTGTAGTGACAGTTGCAATACCAGACCTCTGATCATATTCAACGTGTCCAACTTGAACTGCTGGAGCACTTGTAAATGTTACCGCAATCCCTGTTGTTTGAACAAAATCGTCAGTTTCTAATCCATGGCCTGCAAATTCTATAAACGAACCAATACCAGATTGTGCAGTGTGGATGCCAGTGGTTGTCATGGCAGCACCAATATTCACGGTAAAGTTCTTTGCACTTAAAATGCCAGTAACTCCATAATATTTTTGTGAATCTGATGGGAATGTTATATCTCCAACGTTAGTATTAAATTTAACACCAGTTAATTTTATTACACTTGAAGTTGTTAGTCCATGAGAAGCTGCAGCATGAATAGTTGCAACACCAGAGAATGAATCGTAATCTAATTCAGATATGTTTATGCTTGATCCAACCTGATCTCCAAAAGCAGTAATAGTGGTAATTCCATTTGAAGGAGTTTGATCTAAGAAAGATATGGTTCTTGGTATGTAAAAACCAGTTCCTCCTTCCACAATACTAAAGTTTGTAATTATACCTGCTTCCGCCCTGTTTATTACACCACCAGTGACATATTGATGTTCAAAAGTTGATATACCAATGAAAGCTTCAAATGTGTTTGTTGTAATACCTAAAATATCAAAACCAGTTACATTTCTACCTTCCATGATGGCAGTGTCAACACCAGCACGAACAGTTCCGCCTCCTTCGTATGATAAAGGTTGTGTGGCGATGCCTAGGTTGACTAAGACGTTAAGATCATCAATAACTTCTGTGATAGGATAGGCGTCCTCTCTGAGGGTGTATGTGGATATACCATCACTTACCTGAATACCCTGAAGTAATAAACTTCTACTTTGGTTTTCTCCTACACCAATATAGTGTCCACCAGTTACACCGATAGTTGCAATACCTGAGATGTAATTAAATCCAAACGTGTTGATATTTCTTGCAGCAGATACTGGGGTGAATGTAAATCCAGCACCAGTAACTCTTACTCGATCATCAATTTCAAATCCATGAGAAACAGCGCCTGTATTAAATGTAGCGATACCACTAATATGGTTATAAACTGCTGTTGAGATTGCGATACTAGTTGTAGTAGATACTCCAAGGTGTGCAGTAATACTTGCCCCATAACCTTGAGATGATCTTACCTTTATTTCGGGTACTGATCTATATCCTTGACCCTTTCCTTCTATTTGTATAAATTCAAGACTACCAGTTGTTCCTACACCAACTCTTACATCTGCTTTAAGTGGTAGATAATATCCAGAACCAGTTTGTATTCCAACTTTTAAAATTCTTCCCGCTCTTGGAACACCACTTAGGAAATTAATTTTATTTGTGTCAGAATCTACTATCTCAAAATCAAGGCCTGGTGTTTGTACGATATTATTGATTAGAATAAACGGATTATTATTTACATCTACACCTGTGTTTACACTGTTATAAAGTGCAGTTACAACACCTGTATTCTCAGAAAGAGTGAATTGAGTTCCAGCAACACCTGTGAAGTCTAATGATATATCATCTAATATTACGTTTTTATCTTTCTCATCAAATGGGTCTAATTTTCTTGAAAATAGTCTACCAGAAAATGATGATCCTGTTTCTAATCCTACAGGGCCAGATTTTCCATATGGAGCATCTGTAAAGAATATATTATCTTCTACAATATTATAATCACCAGCAAATACAGAGTATGCAATACCAGCTCCGTGACCAGCAGCTTGTGTACCAAAAGCACCCCTCTCTACGGCAATTTCAGAAGATGAGGATGTACTAAAAACTGGATAGTAACCCAATCCAGATTTAAAGATAATAACTTCAGATATAGTTCCAACACCACTTATAACTGGAAAGAAAACACCTTCCGTTGTTGGATCGGATGTCCCTTCAATTACAATCTTTGGTGGATCTGTTTTTGCATAACCTGTTCCTCCATTTAAGACCTGTATGGAACTAACTCCATAGAATGAGTCAAAAGATGGTTTTAGGAGGGCTCCTGATCCAGGCGTAGTCCTTGGCATTTACTCGTTTCCCTCAACTAATGTTAATAGAACTGCTGCAATAAACTCTGGTAACTCCAGTGCTATCACGAATAATACTAAACGTTAAGATGTCTTCGTTTGATGTAGATGGCGGAGGATTACCACCCACCCATCTAATTCCTGTTGCAACTGATGCTCCATTTACTGTAACTGTATCTCCATAAGTGTATCCAACTCCAGCGTTGATGATAAGTGTAGATGTAGTTGCTTTACTGTTCTGTCCACTAACATTCGTAAATGCCCATGAAGTAATTGATGTTGTTGCAACACCACATATCACAGATCCTTGTGAAACGTCAATAGTAAACGTTCCACCAGCACTAACACTCATGCCATCACTAAAATTACCTACAACTTTTTCAGTAATATCAGAGTTAAAGTTAACTTGATCCATTAGTGTGCTTGCACCACTAACTAAAACATCACCTTTAACATCTAGTCTACATGTGGGAGAAGTAGAACCAATACCAGTATATGCATCTTTCGTAACTACAAATGACTTATTATCAGTTACATCTTGATCAGAAACTCTAAATCCATGTCCATTACCTTTTGCTACTGCCCAAATAGTTGGTCTTTCATTTGAGAATGATGCAACTTCTAGTTGAGATGTAGGTAGAGATGTTCCAATGCCGACCATACCGTCAGCTTTGATTCTAAACATCGTTGCAGCGAATCCAACTTCTATTGGGCCATCTGTGATTGCACCTGGCTGTTGGATTGTTATCTTACCAATATCAGCATAACTTGATGTTACAACACCAGATGTATTAATATCAATATTATTTGTGACGCTCGATGCCATACCAGCAAGAACAGATGTTGATGCAATACCACAGTTAGTTGCAAATCCAGATGTGCTAGCGAAAGAAACAAAACTTACAAGATTAGTACCGTCTCCGAACTTATCGTATATTTCGTTAAAATTATTATTAATCTTAATAGTCCCTGCCAATAGGGTATCGCCCGTCCCATCATTAGGAGCAGAACCAGTACTAATCCCTTGTTTAGCCATTACTTAAAAACGTTTTTTCTTTATTTATAGTTAATATGGAGGGTTATCATCCATAGTGATTGAAGTATCAGAAACTTTTACAACAGAAGAGTTAAGTCTCTTGGTGTCGTAGAAGAAATTATTATCAACAGTATTTTCAATTTCAGCTGTTCTTGCATTGACAAATGTAGCATCTCCTATCTGTTTTACCTTAACAAATTCATCATTTAGTTTTAATACATCTCCCTTAGTCAATGATCCTATTCCAGCACTAACTGTTATAGTTTCGGTGTTAACGCCAACTGCTTCAGAGACTGTAACTTTCAATCTCTTATTAGTTAAAGGAGTCTGAATTATGTTATCAACCATAATCAGAGCCTGTTTGTTAGGTTCTGTGACTGATAATATATGAGTTCCAGTTCCCAGTGAAGTAAAATCTAAGGGTAAAGACGTAGAGAATCCAGCAAGTCTGAATTTAAGATCATCTACTTTCTGAACAAACATCAAGTCAGGCATTTTGTCCGTACCACATTCTACAGGAGATAATGTAATATTATCGCCTGGAGTTGCCCCACCTATGTATGTCCCTGCAATAGAGATTGTATTGGTAGTTGCATATCCAGTTCCACCAGTAACAACACTCACACCAGAAATATCTAAGTTAGCATCTCTAGTTACATTGAATGTTGCTCCTGTTCCACCACCATCATTAGTAGAAGGAATATTAGTATAAGTTGTTTCTATTCCAACTCTTGATCCTGTTGTTTTAGTAACAGGGAAAGATAAGTTATTAGCTGGTGTTGCTCCACCAAGGTATGTACCAGCAATACTTACAGTATCACCAACAATGTAATCTCTACCACCATTAATTAATGTAACAGCAGTAGAAATACACTGACCAGTGGTTTGATCGAAGTCAAACTTAACTTGGAATATAGAACCACTACCACTTCCTCCTGTGCCAGGCACGCCGCCATCCGCATTTCCAAATCCATATATTCTGAACAGAGGGCCTGGAGGATTTTCTGTTACAGCAGTTCCTGTTACGGGGCCTGGGATCTGAATATTGTAACCATTTTCATACATTGCACTTCCACCAATACCAGATGTTACTACAGACATAACAATAGATGTTATACCTGTGACATGGGAAGTAGTTGCAATACTTATTTTGTCACCACCTTGAGTATCTAATCTAACTGGTTGGCCAGTTTGGAAATCATGATTCTGTATGTTTATTTGATTCAACGCAAGATCTACTTGAGTGAAAACACCAGTAGCTAAGAATGACTTTTTAAATACTGGTTTACCGCCAGTTGAGAGTTGAAATTGTTTACTACCGACTAAAGTTCCTGTTCTGTCATGTTTACCATCAAATCCAGTAGATATATCATCCAAGTTCAAGACCTTATTAGTCTTGTTCATAATGAAACTCTTAATTGGTCTGCCTTCTGGGAAGAAGATTCTTTGAACAGATCCATCTGGTAAAGGATCGTCCTCAGTAATCATTGCAAAATTATCTCTTTTACCCATAAACATATCACTGTCTATGTTCAAGATTAGATCAACTTTAGTATCAACAGCTTGAATTTTCATATTAGTAGATTTGGCAATCCCTACACTTGGAGCATTTGCGATGGGATCACTCTCTACAATAAGATCTGAAAACTCTAGGAAACCTGATGGGTGAACAATAGATTTGACAGATTCCTTCCATGTATCATATGGTAATTTACTCTTAATTGAATAAGAGAATTTTTGGAAGTAGAAGTTATCTGATAATCTCTGGCTGAAATCGTTGAGGATACCAACGTTCATATCATTCTTAGAAACTTTGTCTCTACTGACTCCTAAAGTAGTATCAACACTAAATTTGTTTACATCCCTTACTTCTCCTTTTAGTTTTGATACTTCACCAAACAATAAGTCTCCAGATTGCAAAGTACCTAAAGTATCTCTAAGTCGAAGTTGACCAATATTTACATTCCAACCATTTTCCGCTACAAATCCTTCAAATTTACTAGATGTGACTTTTTCACCAGATAAGAACTTAGAATCATCAATAATTGTCATGTTAAACTTCGCCATATCGTTGAAGTTAACAATAGATCCTAGTGTAAAGTCATCATCATAATCTCCTAGTGTTACTGTTGAAATACCAGGCGCATCTGCCATACTGAACTGTACAGTTGCGTTTGAAGTGTTTACTCCTGTAACCGTATAGAATGAGAAATCATAATCAGCAGAGTTAAAGTTACGTTCCCCATTGAGTATGGAGTCTGGTTTCAATCTACATCCTTCAACGAATACTTTATCACCAATGGCAAAAGGTAACTTAGTTTCTGTAGATGCAAATCCAGTTGTTACTGGTATGTTGAATTGTGCATCTAATAGTAACTCAGCGGTGACTGTAGTACCACTATGAGTGATATTATCAATATCATAACCATTCGAGTTGTTAGTTGTGATGATACTTAAAGGTTCTTTAAATTCAAAAGCATTCTTAACGATTTCTACTCTATCAACAGATCCACCTTCCACATGAGCAACAATTTGAACGTTGTCATTACCTCGAACTGAAAGAATAGGAGGTTGATTGTATCTTATACCTCCATCAACTACTTCAATTTCATTTATTCTGGCAATACCACTTATATCAACAATAGCTGGAACACTTAAAAATGGTAATAAAGTAGGATCAGTCGGGTAATCAAATCCATCTTTTATCCTCTCAATAAGATCAATCTTACCAATGTCAGGAGATGATACTTTTACAATGGCATCTTTACCTTCTGTGCTTGCAAAACCAATAACTTTAGGTAAGACTGTATATCCTCGGCCTGGGAAGTTTATCTTAGTTCTAAAAATAGGGCCCCTAGAATTTGTTGATGTCGTGCTATATGTGATCGTACTTACACCAACTCTGGAAACAAATTTTTGAGATTCTAATGGTTTTTGTTTTAAATTGAAACTAAAATTAGTATCATCAATTTTGATAATTGAATGTTCATTCCTAATTACAATATTATTGAATGTAATGTTATTTCTACCAGTTACTTCGGTATCAGAAGATCCATATGTCTTTCTGGCGTCAGAAGGAACTACAGGTGTAAGGTCATAGAAAGTTTTACTTGGCCAATCTGTATCTGTTTTAATAGTTACTGTAGCATCAGTGTTTCCAGGCACTCCACTTCTAGTAATATTAAATCCTGTAAGATTAGTACCACTAACATCTAATTTATTGTTGAAACTAAGATCATCAAAGAAATCCAATCTCATATCTAATAAACTTTGATCAGAAACATCAAATGTTATTACATTACCAGTGGTAAATGTAAGAGGTGGATTTATTTTAGCAAGATAACTTAAATTATTGGCACTTGATGTTGTTACTGTCGATATTGAAACGGGATTAGAATCAAATACGTCGGACTTGTACTTACATAATTTTATAAAGTCACTATCTTCTCTAAGTACAAAATAGGTTTCGTTATTTACTAAACCATTGATTGTATTCCCATTATCATAAAAAACGACTTTATCGCCACTCTGTAAATCTTCATCATTGATGTTTATTTGAGTTAAATCGGCAGAAAAACTTGTATATGTAAATCCTACTCTCTTTGTAGTTACTTTAGCAAGAACTGGATCATATCTAATAACTGTAGACTCGGTAGATTTTGGTAAGGCATCTATTGTAATCAAATCTCCAGTTTCTAATTCATGATTAGAAGAAACTCCTACTTTTCCAAAGAATTTCTCGACTTTAGCATTTACTCTTTCATAGGTGGTTGCAAGGGAGTGTGCAAACCCAGAATTAGATGCAACATTATAGAACCAAACAGCATCACCAGTTGTAGGGAATCCTAGAGTTGCTATACCAATATAATCTGGTTCAAAATTGATAGCATACACATCTCCATCTGGTAAAACTTCAGTTCCTACACCAGATGTAGCACCAGCAGCAACTTTTGCCCAAACAAGAGAAGTTCCACCAATACCCATGTTATAAACAAGTTTTTGACCAGTAAAGAACTTATGGTCTTTAATATAAATTCTTTGTTGTGGTACAAACCTGTTTTCTATGGTTTGTATTGTACTTAAACCAGTTAAAGGTAGAGTATAGTGTGTGCCTGTAGAACCAACACCAACTGTTTGTTGTGGATTAAAATAAGTTATATAATTTTCAAAAGTAAACCTAGTTACTGTGGAAGCACCAACAGGAAAAGAAAACTTATTAGGTTTTAGTACAACATTGTTAGTCCCTGCTGCATGAGTCATGGCAGCACCAACAAAATTCTCTCTATTTACAAATAATCTAGAGAACTGTTCATCTACTCCAGTGATAATGAATTTTTCAGTTCCAATGCCTATTGTATCACTGGGAGCAAACCCAGTTGTATCAGTAACAAAGATTGAGGTACTTACACCTGTGTTAGTTACATTATCTAAGTATGTTGTTAGTCCTACCGATCTGTTTTCAACACTAACTTTTCTACTACCATTAAATTCAGTAAACTGAGATGTGTTTATACCACTTATTGAAATAGTTTCACCATCAAGAATATCATGAGGCTCTGTGGTAACACCAATAATTTCTTTTTTGTTTAATCTTAATGTAGTATTAATATACGAAGATACGCCTACCTCTATGGTATCGACATCTTTACCTAGAATTTCACTGACAACAATATTTGCACCAGAACCATCAGTGCCTGTGTTATCGAGAGTTAATGTATCGTTTATCTTATAATTATTACCTCTAGAGAATATTGTTACAGATGTAATACCAGCACTTCTAGTTTTAGTAACTTCAAATTCCTGTTTCAGTGCATCTCTTACATCATCTATAAGTTCATATTCGGAATTACCAAATGTTAGATAATATGGTGATATATTTCTAGTAAGATTTCTAGAAATGATATCTATGTCTTGATTGAAGAAAGTTACAAAGTTTTCTTCTATTGGAGTATCTTTAAATTTAGATCCAAGTAGATATGGATATTTTGGTTTAGCAACACCACTAGAGTCAATATCCACACTATAGAAGTATGCGTATGTTCCATCAGGGAACTGAGGTGTAACACAATGTCGCCCACCGTACTCGTCTAGGTCGCCAGAGTTGTCAAAGACGTAATCATTAACAAAGTATCCAAATGCAAAGCCAGGAGGTCTTATACCCGATAGTAATGCGGTATTAAGAATATAACCAGAGTTTAATCTTCTGATTGCACCGCCATCTGGATTCTGATAACCATAAGGGCCATAAATTGGATTACCATCATAGGCGAATCCTAATATGGGAGAATGGAAAGCATTAGGTGTTTCTAAATTACCAGAGTCAATATTATCTCCAAGTTGATATCTCAACTTTTGTGGAGGGTACATTCCTATAGTTTGTAGTTGATATTCTGGGTTTGTACTTGGTTTTGTTAATATCGAATCTTCATCACTGATAATATTGTCATTCTTCTGAACTTGGTTAATTTTCCACTCTTTAACATTAGCAATAAACTTGGCAAATCTACCTCGGTTTCTTAAGTCTAAAGTTGTATCACTACTTCCATATCCAACACCACCATCTAATATCTGAACACCAGATATTTTATTGTTAGTAATTATAGGCCTAATATCCGCAAAACTTCCTGTAGGACTGTATATGATAATGTCGGAGTCTTGTCTATAACCATTTCCTGATGCTAGAATCTGTACATCTACAATAGAACCGCCAATAATGATTGGTTTTAATAATGCAGTAGAAACAACAGTTGCAATACCAACATCAGGTCTTCTATGGAAATCCATGATATTAGTACAACCATAACCTATACCACCATCTTCCAAATATACGTTATCTACAGATCCTAGAACTAATGGATCTATTTCTGGTTTTATAACAGTTGTGCTACCAATAGCAGACAAACTTTCAATCTTTACTACTATAGGCGGATACTTTATAGTATGTTTACCACTACCCAGACTGCTAATTACAGTCGTTTTATTTTTGTCATAATTTGTAAGATTTCTTTGTGTTGAAACACCAACATCACATAATCTAAATCTATTAGTGTCAACAACCTTTACGGCATACTGAGTTGTCGTAGAAAGTCCACTTGCAATATTCCCTGTTGTAGAGTATTCAACAATTTCACCATTTTGGAAATTATGATTGTATGCAAGTATATAATCATCAGATGTGCTTATACCAGATTGAATATCACCGTTCACACCTCTCGCTGGCACAATTACTTTCCTGTTTGAGTAACCAGATCCAGATTCCTTAACGTATATCTTTGTTATCGTATTTTTCGCTTGAAGTGAAGTAAACTTATGAAAACCAAAACTTATGTTTCCAATATTAACAGTGTTAATACCAACTTTTGCATCTTCTGGAGTATTGTATAATTTTATCTTTTTCTCATTGACTGGGCCAACATAATAAGTAGATCCACTAACAACGTTCACTATAGGAGTATTACCTCTAGAATCATAAACTATACCTTCACCAACTTCAAAGTTATGCCTCTCCTCAAAGGTAATACTCTCATCAGTTGTATCTACAGACGATCCATCTGCTTTAAAATTAGCAACAATACTTCCTCTGACTAGATTTGATTCTAAAACAGCGCCAGAACCATTACCACCCTCTACAGTAATTTTTGGTTTCTCCTGATAACCTATGCCTGGAGATACGATTCTTATATCCTTAAAAGATCCAACTACGTTGGCATGAGCAATAGCACCAGTTCCTTGAGCATCATTAACTACAACTGGAGGGCCTGTTATAACATCATAATCTTCGCCTGGATTTGTAACCTTAATTTCAGTAATATTACCATGAAAAATTTGTTCATCAAAAACAGTTGGTGGGAATATTTCCACACCATTCGCCATCAAACCAATTGGTCTATTATTAATCTCTCTTTTATTAGGATCATCAAATAATTCCTTTTCTTTTATGAATGGATATTTTCTTATGATCTTTTGATTCTTTAATGTCTTATTTTCCCAACCAGATTTGTAAATAAATTGACCAGTAGTTCCAGTTCTTACTGCAATGTATTTTTTAGAAAAAACGTCAGCGCCACTAAATGAAAGGTAAAACTCAGTTTGGTTGATTGCAGTTACAAAGTAAACACCAGTATTGATTCCACTATTTGTTGTATTATCCCAATAAATCTTATCACCAGTCACATAGTTATGTGGAAGAGGTGGTGGCGATGTCAGAGTGACGTTGGCAGCGTCAAAAGACTTTATAGTATAAGTAAACCCACCACCAAGTAAAAGATTGCCATTTGCGTCTGTGGCATCAGTAGTATCTGTTCTTACAAAGACTTTATTGTCTGTTGCAAAGATGGGATAGTTGGGTAGACCAGAAGAAGTCACATAAAAGAACTTTTCTTCTTTATCAAGGTAACTATTTTGAATACCTACTGGAAAATTACTTACTTCTGTAAAATAGTTGGAATTATGAGATGCTTTAGTAACAGTTTTAGTAATTACACTTGCATTTAGAGGAATACCGCCAGTCGCTTGTACAACTATGGTATTTGCATAAATTTGTTCGACATTTGTTGATGCATATTCAATTTGTTTAACTCTTATCTCCGATTGATCGCCATTATCGTTTTTTATGATTAAAATTTCATCAATATAAAAAACACAAGAATCAAATATAACAATTCTGTATGTATTGACGTTTACCTGACTAATATTTGATATATCATGACTAGAAGGAACATTGTATATCCAATTATTAAATTTTGGGTTGTCTCCTAAATCTTTACCAAAAGAAAGTAGCTTAAGTTTATCGCCAACTTGCATATTTGTTGATTTTGAAGCATCTACTTCATCAATTACATTTACAAGTCTAAATTGAAGTAAAGATGTTTGTCCAAATCCAGCATAAGCGTATGCCAACTTATTTTCAAGTATATCAGCGCCAAAAACCAAAGATGTTGAAATTCCTGTAACACCTAAAAACTGATTTATTGTTTTGTCAGTGTAACGTAGGTTTATGTAGTTGTCGCCAACTCTAGGTTTAACTAAAAGCGTTCCACTTTGACCAAATCCAACTGTAGAGTCCACAACAAGAGTTTCAGCATTGACTGGCGTAGCTTCCAAAGCTTTGGTTTTACCAGGCACTTGAAAATTACCGTCAAATGATGTAGAGTCGAGAGATATTTCATAAAAATCGTTTTGATTGATTGGTCTATACTCTACATTGTAAATTGAAGCACTCGCAGTTCCAATTCCAGTAATATCTTGATATAAAAAGTTACCTATTGTCTCTAATGGTTGACCGCCAAACAAATTTTCAGCAAGAACGTGTTTAGTCTTGAAATATACGTTCTCAGAAGGAATAAGTGTGTTCTCAATTGGTTTGAGAATCTCAATATCTTCTCCATAAAGAAGTTTGAACAAAATTTGATACGAAGAGTCAGTTCCCTTCGACATGTAAAAGTCTTTTGCTCTAGTAAGAATATTACTAACAGATGTACCACTTACAAAATTTCTATTTTCAAAGCCAGGGAGAAATTCTGTTTTAAATTTGGTAAAAAATGTCTGTAAGAAAAGATTACTTAAGTTAAGTACAGTTGCACCAGTTAGATGTACTTCAGCATTGGTTTCTACAAAACTTAGATACTCTGCAGCATCTTCTTTTGATATTTGATCTATTCCACAAAATCCTCTTTTGCAATTAAGAAAAGTGGTATCGGTTTTAGCTGTGTATGTGATAATCTCGTTATCTATTTTCAACAAACCATAATTATCAGGCCAACCATTAGTTGAAGTTACTGATATTGTGGTGTCAGCAGCATATAAATCAATACCTAGTGTTGTAGATGGAATTAAACTCTCATTATTAAACGCCTCAATCTTTCTATATTCAGTCAGGTTATTGGCTAAGTCAGCCATACCAGACTTATGTTCCTGTGACTTGTAATACTGATCTAAAAACTTGACAAATAAAGGAGATTCCTGAACAAGGAATTCAGGAATCTGCGATTCTATCACATGAGAGATTTTTACTCTTTTGATATCTGACATTTATCTTGTATAGATTGATTCGCTAGCGTAACTAGATGTTGTGACGTATGCAGTTGCAGAAGTGTTTTCTCCAGAAGAAACAACGTCAGGTAGGGCTTTAACTGTACTGTTAGATACATCTAATTGTAAATACAGATCCTTTAAAGCGATAACATCATTAGAATCTGGTATTGCTTCAACTTCTATCAGTCCACTTTCTAATGTTGCACCTGTTATATTTACCACATCCAAATTAATCTCCCCATGAAGGTAATCTACAGTACCAGCATCATTCTTAACAATTAATGGTAGATTATTTACAAGTTTAAAGAATACTAGTTTTCCAACAGTAGTCCCAGCAGTAGGAATGTCACCCAAATATAAAATTCCGTCAACACCACTGACTGTAAATCCACTGGAACGTACGCCATATCCGTTTGGTTGGTCGTAAAAAGCATTTCCGTAGCAAAGTTCATATGTTGCAAAAGTATTCAACTCAGGAACAATATCCCTTCTCATTTTTACTCTAGTAATGTTAGATGTGACACCTCTAGCAGAGTCATCTATCAATCCAACTATTTTACTGTATTTGAATCTACCGCCAAAAGAATTAATGTCAGCAGAATTAGAATAAGTTGTCAACGTTCTAGTAACAGAACTAATCAATTCAGTGGCATCAGATGTTGCGTTGTTGTTATAGTAAACAGATGTGTCTAATTCAATGTAAAGATACTTAAGGTCAATAATTTCTGGTTTGATACCAGCAATTGAATATTGTTTTAATTGCCTAGAGATATCATCCTTTGTAATCTGCGAGAGAAAAGAACCATTCTTCGGTTTGATAGAAATAAACACTTTTCCATACTCAGGTGGTTCTAATTCTTCTCCACCGTAGGCGGTCACAGATTCAACGTTAGGATAGACGAATGGAATTATACCTGTGTAGTCATTTGCCGTTACTGCACGGTATTGTGACGAGTATATACGAGGTGCCAAGTATTTTATTGAACTTATATCTTCAACATTGTCTCCCATTTCAGCTTTTTGAACCGTTGTCAAAATTGATATGCCAGTAGACACAGTAGAATTAGTGTCATCCTTTAAAATACCAACAAATGAGAAATTTTTAGCTCCATTTCCCAATTTTCCATTAGTAACGATGTAAGTTACTGTTACGATTCCTCCAGCTGGAGGTTTTTTACCAATAATTCCATCTCCAAACAAAATTTCATACTGCTCATCTTCAATTTCTTGGATCAAGAACAATTTAGAGGTAGAATCAACCTTTAAAATGTTATCGTAAAGTGTATAAATCTCATTTGTGGTCGAAGACACCTTAACACGGATAGAAGTTGTGTCAATATTCGCATTTGGCAGAATAAATCTTTGATTTGGTTTGGAATAATCAATCTTAAATTGTTTTTGAAGATAAATTCCTTCGTAAAGTCGTAAATTATTAAAAATTGCAAAATTATTATCACCAGTTGTCGCTACAAAGTCGTCTGGAATAGAAAATATGTAATTACTTCCTGATTGATTACCAACAGCAACCTGTCCAGCCTTTAAAGTTACGACTTTAGTGTCGTTTGTACTTAAATCTACACTAAAATTAACTACAGCCTGAGCAGATCTCGATGATCTTGGGACATAACCTATGTTTCTAGCAAGTGAAACTACATTTTCACGCAATGTAGCGCTATCAAGGAAGCACTCATTGACTGCCATGTTCGTATTATAAGCAGTAATGTAAGAGTTATACGCTAAAAGGTCAATTAGAGTAGAAAAGTTTGATCCTTCA